TTCTCTAATTGCCTTTTTATAATCCTCTGGGTAGTTATTCCTAACATGAGTACGAATTACATTTCTTAATTGTCTTGCTTGTTCATATATGTCTAAGAATTTTTTATCATCTTTAGCTTTTTGATATACACCTTTTGCTGTATTAACTAAATCTATAGAGTCTTCAACTAATTTATCTATATTAGGGATATAATCAATATCCCAAGATACAGCACCAGTTTCGGGATCTATATCAGTTACAGTGGATTTAGTACCCTTATCAAATTCTATATCACCTACTTCTATCTCTTTAAGTTTATACTTATATGCCATTTGCTATTTGTATTTCGTTTACTAATTGATAATAACGTAACAAATCAACTAAATTATTATCTCCAACTTTATCTGTTTTCTTTAACTCAGTTAAAAATTTAGTTACTTCAGTAATTTTAATTTTAGTTGCTTTATCTTTAATATTTTTTGTTTCTTTAGATAAAGTATTTTTTAATTCATTGATTTTTACATTATAAAAATTTCTTAAATCTGGGGTTGAATCAACGGAATTAATATATTCTTTAAGTACTTGTTTTTGAGAAATAGTTAAAGTATCATATTTATTATTAAATTTTTCTAGTAATACTTTATATGTAAGAGTTCTTACATCCTTATCATATGTTGAGAATTCTTTAAGTACTATTTGTTTTGAATCTTGGTTAACTTCTTTTTTAGTTAAATGTTCTAACAAAGTAACTTTATTATCTACTAACTGTGTGGGATTGGAAATAGAAGGTGAATTAATATTTTCTATTAATGTGTATAAAGCTGCTAATTCTTTATAGTTTGATATTTTAGAACCGAAAAAAGATTCTAAATTATAATGTTTTTTAATTTCATTAATTAAATTATATTTTTGTTTTTTTAGAGATTTTCTATTAAATTTAGTAGATGCCTCTAATATAGTATCAATTACTAATGTAGCTCTACCTTCAGTTACTACTTTAGATTTAAGTACCGATTCATATAATTTATATTCTTTACCTAAAGAAGTGTTTACAAAATATTCTTTTAAGATATCTATAGCGGGTGAATTACCACCTTTAAGTGTATCAGCGGTAATCTGGCGTACTAACAGTTCAAATAATATCCCTGTGTTTTTGTACTTTGAGTGTTTTATTTTCATCAAAAAATATATTTATTTATAAATATGTGAAGTTTTTTACTTCTTTAATTGGTTTTCATCTAATAGTTTACTCTCGTCTTTATCAGACTTAAATACTAAATTCTTTTTATCTAAAGCTTCAAATATTTGTTTATTTTTTAAGAAGGATACTTTAGCACCTTCAAGGGCTAATGGGCTACCACCTTTAAAATTGTTACGTATAGAGTCAGAATCATTTTTATCTTTATTTTTCATACCAGCAACTCCTAATCTATCCTTACCAAAGTTAGAATCTTGTTTATTTCTACTAGTAATAGTATTTTGTGGACGACCTAATTTAGGATCATCTTCATTATAACCATCAGGTACATTGCCCGGATCTGACATTGTTCTTCCTTTGCCATATAATGAAGCTAAATCATGAGGTGTACCATATGATTTACCTGTTTCTACAGGATCATTTCCTTCTGCTTCAATTTGAGCTATTCTAAATTTACGTTTAGCATCTTCCCTAGATAAGTCTCTATATTCATCATATTGATCTTCACTAAAATGGTATACGTTATCATAAATCCAATCAGATGGTACTAAACCTTGTTCTAACATAGTACCAGCTAATTCAGTTTTAGATTTTAATAATTCAATTTTTTCCTGTTCTAATACTATTGATGGGCTAGCCATCTGTAATGTAAAATTAGTTAATGTTTCATCTGTATAACCTTGAGTATACAAATGTACTAGAGCAATTTTATTTAGCTCTGATAATATTATTCTTTGAAGTCTTTCAATAGTACGAGCAAATCTAATATCTTGGGCTGCTAACGTTGATTTACCTTCAATATCTTCTTCATATCCTAAGAATGCTTTTGGTATTTTAAGTGCGGCAAATAATTTACCTCTTAAATATTCTACATCTTGAATACCATCATATTGTAACCCAGGTGCAGTTTCAATTTTAGTTGTTTGGTCATTTCCACGAACAGGAATGTAAAAATCTTCCAACATGTTTTGTTGATTGAATTTTAAATTGTACTCACCTGTTTTATTATCTTGGAATGGGGTACGTTTTAGGTTGCTAATTGTTTTTTGCATAAATGCATCTATCTCGTTTGGAGGAATAGAACCAACATTCATGTAAAAGATACGTTTTTCAGGGGCACGAGAAATTCTATGAATTAACATTGCATCTTCCATTAAAACATATTGCTTATATAATTTACGAGCAGGTTCTATATATGATCTACCATAGGGTAAATAATTAACATCAGATATTAATCTAAAATGAGCCATCTCATAATTGTCAAAGAATATCCCGTTTTCATTAGCTAAATTGCCAGCAGTAGAACCTGGGACTGGATACATACCAGAGCTGATGTTATCCATTCCATCCATAGCATATCTATACCTAATAGCTGATGGGTTTTTAGGGTCATATCCTTCTTGTCTTTCAATATGGTATGCAGTATAGGGTATTACGTTATAAACACCAAATTTTTCTGCTATATCTAATTTTAAGAAGAAATCACCATATTTACACATTTGACGTATCCACATCCAAAGATTAAATTCTACATTTAATACATCATAAAATAAATTATATAATATTTTTTGTATATCTTCGTTAGCGCTTCTAATTTGAAGCACTTCCCCCATATCATTTTTTAATGTTGATTCATCAGCTAAAATATCTAAAGCAGAAGCAATAATAGCATCATTGTCCATTACATCATACTCTGAGTATAATTGGGGTCTTAAGTATTGGTAATTTATATTAAATTGAGCCCCATATAAGGATGTAGGACTTGTTGAAAATATTCTGTTATATCTATCCATTAATGAATTAGTCTCTAATTCACCTGTAGATTGTATTTTACCACTATCTATTACTTTAATTTGATCGCCACCAACATTTCTGATTATCACATCAGTTGAAAATAATCTTTTTAATCTTGTAAATACGCTTTTATCAGCCATAATTTGTTATTATTGTTATAAATATTACCTAAAGGAGCCATCTAATATCCTCTTTACTTCCCCCTATGTCTTGGTGGTATGGGTTATCTGATCCTTGTGAGAAACCATATCCACCTTGATACTCTGTTCTATTTACTTTCATACTACCTAATGCATTTTTGGTAGCTTGTAATCCTTGTTGTCTTAATTTTAAGGCCGTATCCCTAATATACATAGCAATACCAAAAGACATTACTAAATCATCATTATACCCGCTTTGAGCCTCTGCTCTATTATTTCTCCAAATAAAAGTTTTCATTTCTTCTATCAACCTTTTTGATTGTATCGTTACACCTTTATCTCCAACATACTCTTGAAATTTACCTATTACCATAGGTCTTGTTCTAGAAGACATTGTAAAACCAGCTACCATTTTTGAGTGGTCTTGATATTTGTCAAAATACGAATTGGACATTGGGGAGTCACTCTTTTGTGAATAATAAAGGTTAGGATATTGTCTATCTAAAGCAACTTGTATAGTTGCCCAACCAATATTAGCGTTTTCTATTACTAACATTGCTTCATTATATTCAGTAGCTAAACCTACTAATAAATGACCATATTCTTTAGTTCCAAGTTGACCTTTATATTCAGCAACTTGTACATTATTAGCAACGTCTATTACATGACACGCTGAATAATCTTTTCCATCACCTCGTGCGACATCTGCTACTACGACGTAATCCCTAGTATAGTCTGGGGATTCCCATACCCATAAATTTTGGTCTGCTCCTCTCCTTTCCATAGGATCTTTTGCATATGTTTTTTCGTAAAAGTCTATTAATTCAGGATAAAAAACAATATCACCTGAAGTGCTAAAATCACAATCACATTCTTGTGCTGCCATTCTAGGATCTCCTAATAGTTCATCTTGTGTATCTCTCCATTTTTGGTCTCTTTCAGGATGAACATACCATGGGAGTTTTATAGGTAAAAATTGATTTTCTCTATTTTCTGCTCTAACCCATGTTTGATGGAACCAGTTACCTGTACCATAAGGGGTACTTAATGCTATACAACCACCACCTGTTGCTAGTGTTTGTTGAGCTGATGCCCAAATTTCTCCAATATTATCAATAAAAGCGGCTTCATCAATTAACAGCAAGGATACTGCTTCAGATCTACCTGCATCACTTGAAGCGGATGTTGCTTTTATTTGTGAACCATTTGCTAATCGTAGAGTTAATTTATTATTTTCAGGAGCATCTATTTTGAGCCATGAAGGTAAGTTTTCGTACATGAATTTTACCTTTGTAACCATGTTTTTGGCTGTTTCTTGCTTAGTTGCAATACAAAGTATATTTTTATCTTTATGGAAAATCATCAACCATAAAGAATAACCAGCACCTAAAGTAGAAATACCTAACTGTCTAGATTTTAATACTACACTATAAGGATTTTCTTGAAATAACGTTAATACTTTTTCTTGAAATGGGTACAGATTAAACTGTATGCGACCACGTTGTGGGTGCTGTATATAACAGTATTTACGCATAAAGTGTACTGGGTCTTGAGCACATTTTAAATATTCTTGGCGTATTACTTTTTTTAAATCAGACATATTATTTTACTAAAAGTATAGCAGCTAATATAGCTACCACTCCAGCCCCGGCTGTTAGTTTATTTTTAAATTTTTGCTTTTTAATTTCAAGCTTTAATTTATTATTTAATTCTTGGGTAACTTCCAATTGGGATTCCTTAGTTGATAATATATAGTTAAAATTATTAATTTGGAAATTGAGATTACTAATAACACTATCTTTTAATATAACTTTATTTTCTAGTAAAGAATACTTTGTTGTTATTAAATTTAATTCTTTTTTAAAACTATCTCCAGTTATTAAATCTTTAATTACTAGACGAACTATTGGTTTCTTTAATTGAATCGAAGTGCTGTCTATAACGTTCTGTGAAAAACCGTTCAAGCTCATCATACCTATAAAGATCAACATTATTAACTTTTTCATTTGTTTTTCTTTTTAATGTAACTATTTTAGTATCCTGTTTGCTAATTTCCTGGTCTAATTTAGTAATTTGGTTATTTAAGGTATCAATTTCTAATGTTAGTTCTTCATTTATATTATGTAAAGAATTAATTTTACTTTCTAATGCTTCTATTTTACTGTTATATTCATTAATATATTCTTCTTCATTTGAAGAGTACATATTAATTAGATAGTAAGTACCAAAAAATGCTAGAGCAATATATAAAAACCTTTCTTTAGATGACATTATATCTTCTTATTATCTAGGATACTTTCTAGTTCTTTTTTTAATTTAGTTTTTGCCTTTAAAGTTTTTACTAATTTTTCTTTATCAGCACCCTCTGCTTTAGAATATTTTTTAGCTAATGATTTCATCTCACGAGTTAATAAAGCTAATTCTTCTTTTGCTTTAGCTAAACCTTTAGTTTTTTTAATATCAGATTTAGTTGGTTCTGCATCCTCATCTTCTTTTATACCTCTCATATCAAAACCAGAGGCTTCACCCGCTTGTTTGAACTTAGAAGGTTTTTCTCTGTCAATAAGAGCATCATAAGCATTGCCTATATCACCTTTATATAATTGATCAGTAACTTTTTTACCTAATGTTACTAATTCATCGTCTGTTAATGAATGTTTTCTGTTAAAACCTTCTAAATAAAACAACCCAATATCAAAATAGTCGTCATAGTATTTATCTTCACCTCTGGGTGTTGCATTTTCATTTAAACGAAGTGATTCTGCTCTATCAGTTATAGCTTGAACAAATCCTCTTGTATAATACTTAGTATCGAGTCTATTATTTAATTGGGATTTATTAAAATGCATATCAAATGCATATTCACCATCATCATATCCTATGTCTTGTAAATCGGCTAAACCTATATTAGCTTCTTCTATACCCGCTTCTTTTTTTGCGACTTCAAGATCTTTAATAGCTGAAGTTAATTCTTTGGTTTTAGATATTTCTGCTTCAGTGTCTTCAGATAATGTAGAGATAATATTTTCTCTAACATAATTTTTTAATTCAGATTTTTTCATTATAAAGGTATTTTATTATAAATATGTTAAAGTT